CCATAGTAGTGGCGACTTTTACTCACTAAAATATTTAAAAACGTGGGTAGAAATTGCAAATAATAACCCGGACGTAATTTTTTACGGGTATACAAAAAGCGTACCACTGTTTAAACATATTACAGCACCGGAGAACTTTGTTTTCTGTTTTTCTACTGGTGGCAAAAAGGATGATATGATAAAAGATACAGATAAAAAGGCAGTGATATTTGACTCAATGGATGAACTTAAACAAGCAGGGTATACTAACTGCACAGAGAATGACATGGCAATGATACAAGCGGATAAAATTGGCTTGGTGTACCATTAAATAAACTAATTTGGAACTTTTTTAAAAGTAGGTAGTATAATAGGAAACAAACAAAAATGGTTCGTGTAACAGGGGAATAAAAGATGTCTTTCCCGGGTGTGTAAATATAGACCCATAAATCACGTGAAAACTGGTTTCACCCACATGAACCACTTAAAAAGGAAAACAGTATGAAACAAACAATAAACATTGATGTAAACAGTATCAATAAAAAAGCCTTAATGTGGTGGAAACAGTTAAGCAAGGATTGGAAATTAACAATGCTACATAATCCGAGAGTGAATAAATCAATCAACGCACATACTATACCAATGGTTAGTAAATCGACATCTATGATACGCAGGATGTTTATTAACTGGCTGACTTGGGAAATGGGGAAATAAATAATGCTAAATAAAGTAACAAAAAAAGAATGTATTGATGCAATAGAATATCTTTTTACTATGGGATACACTTTAGAAATGGCAAGCGATAAAAGATATTACACGGAGATATTATTAAAAAAAGTAGCCAATGATTACAAAATCAAATTGGTGTTTGATGAAAAGGAAAGCGAGTAATGAATAAAAAATATATAAAACAGGCATTTAGTCATGATGGGGTGCAACTAGGTAAAGGTGCTATTGAGAGCATAGAATACGAATTAAAGGTACAGGTAAGCAGGATGGCGAGAAGGTGCAAAGATGGTAACCTTAAAAGATTAACGCCCGAACTATTTTGGGTAGCATTGGGGAGATTAAACAATGAATAAAAAGGAAAAGAATGAATTCTTACAATTCATAAAAGATTCACATAGTAATCATACAAGCGAATACTGTGAGAAAGAGTTAAATATAGGTTCATGTGCTATCTATGATTCTATACAGAGCAATGACAGTGATGACGAATTAATTGCGGTAGCAATGGATACGGATGATAGTATTATTGAATCATTCGTTTCATATTCAATGATTTCAAATAAAAAGGAAGGTAAGTAATGAAAGAAAGTAAACTGGATAATGGTTATCAGATAACCATGTGGCTCTTTAAAATGGACTTAGGTTGGTTGGAATCAGAGAGAGACCGGCTGACTAAAAAGGGTTGGAATGTGGTGATTAAATACGATAGCAAGGGTAAAGTTTCCTTGTGGAGAATAACCGGGAGTGACGAGGAAGAATGAACGGGATACTATTGATATTATTGGCTTTATGCTTTACGTATACATTGCATTTAAAGACCAAGTTAAACACGGCTCTCTATAGTTTGGACAAGTGGAGAGAAATGATTGTTTTCTTTAACGGAAAGCAGAGATTATTAGACAAATAATGTCAGAATTATCAGACAGTTACAGGAAAGCACAGGCTGAACTAGGTATTAGTGCTGTATTGCGTGAGCAGTTAAGGGTAATTGGTGCAAAGTCTTGGACAAAGATGAATATTCGTGAACGAAGAAAACTTTTAACTGCTCTCCGCAAAATGTGGCTAAAACTAAATAATAAGGAAACAAAATGAAAGTAATAGTATACGGCACTCTGAAAAAAGGTGGAAAGTTATCTAGTTACTTGGATGATTCAGAATTCATTATTGATACTGTAGTTACTGGATTCAAGATGTATGATTCTAAAAGCGGGTTTCCTTTTGCCGTAAAAACAGATGAAGATGATGATTGGATTTGGGGAGAAAAATATGACGTTCATTCAGGGACACTAAGAACGCTTGATTTAGTAGAAAGTGTTCACTTGGGCTTGTATAAGCGTATTGATTTAAGGGAAATGAAACCAAAATTAAAAGAACCAACCTACATATATGTTAGTACACTGTCAAAAATGTCAAGTTTCGGTCTTATACCGGAAGAAATTGAAGGTGGAGTGTGGAAAGTTTAAAATAAAATGGAACTTTTTTAAAATAAGGACGTATAATGAACATGAAACAAGAAATAAAAAGACTCGAAAAAATAAGAGCCAAGGTATTCAGGATGTATGCTTATACAGAAGGAATCAACTCGGATTTAAGTAAACGAGCATTGATAGATATGTTAAAGCACATCTCTCTGGATATTGAATCTGTCACAAATTACATTGCTGATGAGATTGGTCTCTTAGAGCGGAGTGTAAACTGAACATCAGGCTTGTTAAGGACATCATTGCAAGCAAATACCCGGAAGTGTTATTTGCTGATGGCTATGATGATGCTATTCTAGGCATTGTCGAAAGATGCAGTATGGAGCCAGTGGTTTTATACGACAAGGAAAAATGTTTGGAACTTCTTGCGGAGCAGGGCATTAAAGATAGCGAAGATGCAATGGACTACTTTTATTACAATACGATTGGTTCTTGGGTTGGCGATAATACGCCCTGCTTTGCTACAATAATAAACAAGAAAAAGGAAAATAAAAAATGAAAATATACAAATTCACATCTTATGGTGATGCAGATTTTCCACACGTTAAATACGGCACATCTAAATTAGTATTTGAAAAACAAATACAGGAATGGGAAAATGAAGGCTTTGGTGTCGCTGATGATAAAATTGAAGAAATATCTTTCAATAGTCTTGAAGGATTGTGTCGGGAACTTAATAAAAAGGAGAATAAATAATGAAAGAAAACATATTCACACATGATGTTAAGCCGGTCAAGATGTACCGGGAAATAATTAACGAAGATGGTAGTACCGGCTTTGACCCTATTCACGGGTTCCATGCAGTAGAGCGTACTGCACGCAATAACCCCCGTGATAATGGGGACGTAGTTTACGTGCATCCTGCAAGTTATTACCCTATCCAGTTAGAGCAGTTGGAAGAGATTGCCCACGAACTGGTAAAAATGGGGTACAAAATAACAGGCAGTGGTGAATTAAAAAACAACCGGCTCGCCTTCATTGAATTGGAGAATGATGAGTTGCCCAACCTGTCTTTTGATGGGACTACGTTAAACCCTAAGATGTGGATTGGGACATCGCATGATGGTTCAGTAGCGTTAAAAAGCACTATAAAGGTTGTAGATACATGGTGTGCCAATACGTTCATGCTTAATTCAGCCTCTGACATTCTGTTCAAGGCAAAGCATACCCGTAACTCTTCTTTTAAGATTCAGGATTACCAGTTACAGATACGATTGGCTAATGATACTATTCTTGAATACTATGACTTGGTAAACAGGATGCAGGATACGGATTGGCATGAAATGAGAAACAAGAAAGAGTTCGCTAATGTGCTTGGTGCCTCGATGAAACCTAGAAGTCGTACAAAGCGTGGTAAACAATACTGGACAGAGCCAAGTTATTCAGGAAGGCATACCAACCAACTTATTGACCTCGATTGGGCTTACCATGAGTCGCCCGGACAGGTTGAGCGTGGCGATACGGCTTGGAGATGGTTTTCAGCAGTCACATATTGGGCTGACCATATGATTTCTGATAAAGAACTGGATGCCGGTAGCAATATCTTGAGCGGTACACGGGCAAGGCAGAAAGTCAAGGCTTTTGAAATTGCCAAGAACTATATCGTAGGTTAATGAATAAATAGGAGAAGAAATGTATAGACACGTTTCGATTAGTAGTAAAAACCATCTTGTTAATGTAATACTTGTTTTAGATGATGGTAGGGAAAAAGGGATAACTGAACGGGACAAAGATGACCCAATAGATATAAAATCAAATGGTGGTATTGAATTTTTACTAAGGTTGTCTAAGACACTTGAAAAAAAAGAAGCCTTTTACACAAAAGACCTTTCAAATTTTCATTCTGGCTTTATTGAATATAATAAAGAAAAGCACGTCCGTGTAGTTGGGTTTAGATTAAAAAACGCAATAACTAAATAAAGGATTAGAATGATGGATAAAGGTGATTTTGATTCATGGGAAGAAGCGGTAAAGTTTTATAAGGAAGAATACAAAGATTTACCTCTTGAAGAATTTATGGATAGAATGCTGATGAAGTGGAAAGATGGGGAATTCGAAACATTTCATTCATTTGCAAGAGAACTTGAGATGGGAATAAAATTATATCGTCATCAACCTGATAAAAAAGCGAAGGATTAAAATGAACAATAAAGAGACATTACCAAGTTGCCCGAATGAACATAAGATAGTGTTACTATTGGGTATGTGTGGCATCACTAGGGATAGGCTTGATTTCAGCACAAATGCTGAGAATGAAAGGTATCTATCATTTGGGCACTGGCTACCGATACGTGCTGAAGACATCAGTTATGTTCAGGAGCATTGTGATGTGAATATCTCTGAAATAAGTTGGCACGATGATGACTGCGGATGGCAGTGCTACTACCGGATTGACTCATAATCTTGTTGAAATTTCATAGGATAATTAATAGATTAGTAGCAGGGCGGTTGCGGATTTTATTTTCTTTTCCTTTTCTTATATCCGTGTGATTCCGCCCTATTTTTGATATGCAAAAAATGAAAAAATGTTGTAAGTGCAAAGAAACAAAGCCTGTTTCTTATTTCCATGTAAATAATTGCAGAAAAGACAAGTTGCAGACTATGTGCAAGGTATGTCAGACTGCATTTAACCGGTCTGCTTACCATAAAAATAAAGAAAGGGACATCAAGCGTGGCAGGATAAACAAACGGGGCAGGAGTCTGCTGAATTATATAAAGATTATAACCAAGTATTTGAATGTGCCGTGTACTGACTGTGGTGTGCTGTATCATCCATCATCTATGGTTTTTGACCATATCTCTATGGATGAAAAATTAAGGATTAGAAAAACCGAAGGTGTCAATCTGTTAGTCAGGGAAGGGTACAGTTGGATACGAATTGAGAAAGAGATTGCCAAGTGCGAGGTCAGGTGTCACAACTGCCACTTCTTAAAAACATCAAAAGACTTTAATCACTGGAAAGAGATATCTGATTATATTGAAGGATACTCAAAATTAATTAAAAAATTATATGAATATAACGGGAACTTTTCTGAAAACGGGACGTTTAATAAACAGAAGCGGGAAATATCTGAGAAGTTTGCGGAAGTAATGTCTCAGCATTCTTCCGCTGTAACAAAAAAAAGAAGAGAGAAACTAAAAAAAGAATACAAAGGAGTCTCTAAATGAAAACAAAGCGTGGAAGACCTAAAGGTACAACCAAGGCAAATGGATACAGGATTGCACAGGATTGCGATACCTACTGGTCAAACAGAAAAAGAGTGTACAAAAAGATTGATTTGGCAACCCCAACCGCAAGTTTTATGGAAAAAGTTGGTCGCGGATTGGAAGTGTTCTTAAGTCCACCTAAATAACCCCCCGGCAGAGGGTGGTGGTAACTCCATATCTGATACTCCGTTTGTTATCATTCCACCGCCCTTTGCCACATTTTTAAATATGCCTAACAGGAAAGCAAAAATTAGAAAGCAGAAAAAAAGGAAATTAAATGAAACTTTGAGCCGTCAGGGGCGTACAAGTATTCAGTATAAAAAATATCTTAATAAAATAAAAGGTAAAATAAATGTTTGATGTTTTAAAAAATCTTGAAAATAACTTAGATGCTAAAATCACTGATATTGAAAAAGAATGGGGTGATGACCCCAATAAGGATTATCTTTTTCACGAAATAACGGGGGTTAAGAGAGCAATAAATGTTGTTAAACAGGCTCAATCTAAAGAATTACTTGAACTCGATAGATGGGCACAAACGGAGATGCGGAAAGAAATGAAGTTCAAAGATATATCTCCCATAGGGAGAGCTTTAAGTGATTGATATTATAGGGATTTATAACGAATACATAGCAAATAGAAATAGTCTCCATCAGAAGAAAAGATATGATGGGCATGAGAAGTGGTTTCACGCATCAGCATCTGGAATGTGTATGCGTAAGCATTATTTTCAGCACGTTGCAAAGGTAAAACCAAAGCCCATTGACAAAGATACCCTGCGCCTGTTCAGGCTTGGCGATTTGGTTCACGGAGACATACAGGATGCGCTTGGAGAATATGCCCAGAATAATGGTACACAGATATTTATTGAAAAAGAGATTCAGTTGCCAAAGGTTAATGTACGCGGGTTCTTGGATATCATTGTGGCAGACGATGATGCACTGTATGACATTAAGACCTGCAATTCTTTTAAGTGGAAGAAATTATTTGGCAGGTGTCCAGACCCTGCACCATCCATTAATTACCACCTGCAACTAGGGGCATATGCTTGGTGGTATGAAGAGGAATATAGTAAGCGCATGAAAAAACTTGCACTCATCTACTATCAGAAGGATACATCAGCAATGAGAGAATACCCTGTTGATGTCCAGTACATAGAAGAGGCAAAGAATTATTGGGTAGACCTTAATAAACGATTCAAAAAAGGGAACCCGGCAATAGAGTTAGGCGTTGCACCTGCATATTCGTGGGAATGCAACCCTAAATACTGCGGATTTTTTGAAGTCTGCGGTGGTGGTTTAAAATCAGAAGGAGATAATAAACTATGAGTGAAACAAAACAACCCGATTGGGATAAGATAACTGAAGGTAAAATCAGGCATGGTTTTGCAGTCGCCGCTTTTACTAACGGCATGAATATGACAGACGAACTCTGCACTCAGATTGAGTGTTGGGTAAGGTATGTTGTTGACGGCAAATCAACATCTGGTAACGGTTCAGTTACAAACAGTGCTTTTGGAAAGGCTGAAAACAACACGGATGCAGAGCATATTGCTGAAATTATTAAGGATAAGGCTCAGGCTTTAACTAGTGGTGACAGGGATAAGGTGCTTAAATCACTTGCAGATGGTCACATCACTAAGGAAAACTTGGATGTCTGCCTGCGGAGGATAGAAGAACTTTCCAGCAATAATGCGGAGTTATGATTCAGTTAAGACAGGAAAACAAAACGCGAAAATCGTTGATGTTGAAGTTGCAACTGATATCAGATTCGGCAGGTATTTAGCCGATGTTTACAAGCCCGTATATCATGTTGACGGCGGTACTGTTAAAGATAACGGCGTGTTCAGATATAAAAAGGCTGATGGATTCTTGTATGACCCCAAGAAAAATTGGGGTTATGCAAGGTTCCTGAATGTAATGGGCATTAAGAGAGACAGGAGTAGCGATACTCCAAGTTTTAAACCTGAAAAAATTATAGGTGAACTGGTGACTATAGAAGTATATGAAAAAGTTTTCACTAATGCGTTCTCTAAAGTGGTGAAGTACCCGGTTGCTAGGGTTATCAGCACATTGGATATCCCGTTTTGATTGACAAGACACAGATAAATGCTATCATCCAGTACACCCTGCCTGAGATAGAGTTGCAGATAAACGCACTTGAGAACCTGTTAGGGATAAGGATTTACGGGGTTAATACACTTAAGCATTTTAAACCCTATGAAAAACTTTTAAAAGATATGAAAAAGATAAGGGATGATTTGGTTGATAAATACAACAAGGCAGTGGAAGACAATAACAGGTTCACTGAACCCATAACCGGAAGGTATTGCAAAGATGACGAGATTTAGGATGTCAAGGCGCAAGAAAAGGTTGGAGGATGGTATGGAAAAAATTGAATACCTGTATGTATGTGAAGAATGCAGTAACGAGATGTGGAGCGATTCAAAGAGACTGCTTATGTCTTGCCCACCTTGTAGAAACAAGGGTGTTAAAACCAAGATGGAGATATACGTATGAAAGACCCCAAGAAGGTTAGACAGGGCAGGCGTAACCGCAGGCGCGGTGCTGACCTGCAACGATTTGCTGTAAGTAAGGCAAAGGAATATAAATTGGAAGCATTTAACCGGGACAGGGGCGGAGCCCAGCATGAACAGGGTGATATAGAGATTGAAGGAAAGTATTACGGATGCAAGAGAAGGAAGGTTGTAGCATCATGGCTCAAACCTGAAAAGGAAGAAGAGGGTGTTGTAATAAGGGAAGACCGGGGCAAGGCAATGATGGTTATAGATTATGAAAAGTTTGTATGGATGCTTTCTATAGTTAAGGAAAAACTAGGTGTATAATTCTAAATTTGATTTAGACTTAGAATTTGGACAGATTTACGAAAAAGGTCTGCAAAAACTATTTGCCATGAAAGGCAAGATAGAAGTTAAGACAGAAAGGGATAAGTGGGTTGACACCGGAAACATAGCAATAGAAATAAAATGTCGTGGAAAGAAGTCAGGAATTTCAGTGACAGAATCAGATTGGTGGTTTCATATACTTACAGACAAAGATAAGGTAAAAGGTATGCTTTGTTTTCCGGTTGATGAACTTAAGAATATTTGCAGGGCTATGCTACGGAACGGAACTGCTAAAAAAATAATGGGCGGTGATGATGATAAATCAGAACTACTATTGCTACCCATAAAAGAATTAACTGGATTAATTGGAAAAGTTTTTTAATAACGGGAACGCTGTGCAAACAGGAAAGAATGACAGATGGACATGGTTGGCATTATGTTCATCGTTTGTATAGCATTCCATAAAACAGGAGTTCAAAATGGCTAAAGGCTTTGAACTTAAAGACAATAGCATGAGCCTATTGAAGAATGGGTATAAGGAGGATGGTGATAACCGTCCCGATTATACTGGTGATGCCAAAGTTAACGGAGTTGAATTAAAGGCTTCGCTTTGGATTAACAAAACTAAGACTGGTAAAACCAATCTTAGGGGTCAGTTTCAACCAAAAGAAGACTCTGATATGCCATTCTAAGGCTCGTTTTGTCCGGTGGCGGTAGGCGGGTTTAATTATCTACCTACCGCCGCTTCTTAAATAGGTGAACTCCACCACCTATTTTAAATAATACGGGCATATACGTCAAATTAGACGGTGTTTTTTTGACTCAATTCTTAAATTAGTGTAAAATATGGACTGGATACTAAAAACAGGTAAAAAAATACAGGTAAGAAAGAAAAAACGTAAAAAGAATGTACATACAAAGGAAGCTAGGAGACTTAAATATTGTGAAAAGTGTAAACGGGTCTGGGAAATAGGTTTTACGGGCTCTATACATTCATATGACCACCTGCCAACTTACGGGTTACCAAGAAAAACCTGTAAAATGTGTTTGGGGGAAAGTGGTAAGCCTTACAAACAAAGGAAATAATGTTGACTGGTATGTTAAGTGATTGTAACTGGAGAAGTAATTGTTGCGGAGCAAAGGTTTATTTGTTTATTTGTGTGGAATGTAAAAAAAAATGCAAAAGAGAAACTTTATATCAAGAGATTAACCGCATTAGAGTATACAACACACCTGTTCCCGGCTCCAATGGGGGTCGTGATATAATAAACCTAGATAGACTAGATAAATATTACAGTGGTTACGGTATTTACGATTATGCAAGGTATTTAAAAGACCATAATGATTTGTAGATATGTTTATATCGTAAATAAAGATGGGCAAATGGTTAAGGCTACCTACGATTTACAAAAAGGGATTTTCCAGTCACATACTAGGAATGGAGTTCACTGCCTTAGAAAATGGGGTTGGGATATACAAAAAAGGACGGACACAAGAAATTGGCATCCAAAAACTGTTGCTTATTTTAATAAAATAGATAAAATGAAGGAGAAAAAATGAGATATTATTGGGAAGTTTTATTTAGTACAGAGTATTTCCCATATTGGGAATTTACAATGGTAATGATGCTGTTTTTAAATCTAAGTATTCTTTGGAGACTACATAGAATAGAAAATAGAATAAGGAATATTTTTACAATGTTTTGGATGGGTGGCGATGCTGATTTAAGAAAATTTATTATTAAGGTTGAGGAAGATTATGGTGATAACGAAGAGTAATAAATAGTGGAGTGGATATTTCTAATACTGTATAAGATATTTAAAAAGAGAAGACCTAGGGCTTAGTTCTTTTTACGGCTTTCTTATAAGCCCTATCGAATATAGCATCAACACCAATATCCTCAACATAAAGTGCTTCAACTGGATTTGCCCTATTCCAAGCCTGCATCATCCTATTAGCTTCCTTATCCTTACCCTCTAAAAGAGCATCTAAAATCCTGCCACGTATAATACCCCTTCTATATCTAGTATATGTTTCTTTTTGACCCGGTGTTTCAAGTTGTTTAGCGGCTCTTCTTGGGACGGTTCCTAAAATTGGTGCAATATATTTAGGCAATCTTTTGCCAGCACCAATACCATAATCTTCTATATCTTTATATATTCTTTGTAAAGCATCAACGCCTTTCATTGCATCTTGAAAGATTGCAGGTTTAACTAAAAATTCTACTGCCCTATATTTGCTTTCACTTGCCAGTATATCACTTATAAAACCAAATGCTCCAACAGAAGAAACATGGTCAAAGAAATCACCCCAAGTGTATTGAGACATATCTGTATTAACGTCAGACCCCATTGTACCTAATGGTGTTCCCGGCGGCAAGCCCGGTATGAACAATCTACTCTCGTCATAAGTTACATCTTCACCAGCTAAGATATTATTCAATACTTTTTTAGACCAAGTAACAAATTGAGCACCAAACATACCGCCAATACCTAATCTTATTATTGGTAAAATATTTCCTCTGGTAAATTCTTGAGAAAGATTTTCTCTCATCCAGTTAAATTGTTTATAGCCAAATCTTTTGAATAGAAATAGCGGTCTAAATCTTGGGTCATTGGCAAAGATGGGGTCTTTTAATACATTTCTTTGTAGCTGGGCATCTCTTGAGAACTTATACATTGCTTCTAATGTCTGTTGCTGATTAGCCTTTACCCAATCTTTCCCATTAAGATTTCTCTGAGATTTTGCATCTATATTCAAATCTCTTAAACTTTGTTCAGCCCAATCTCTTCTCCATTTTATTTTACTATTCCTAGCGTTCATAAGGGAAGTAACGTATTCACGTCCAGCGGCGGCGGCTAAATATTGGTTTACTTTGTTTATCCCCTGAAAACCACTGATTTTTGTAAGCTTATGAGCCGCCTTGCCCATCCAACTATCAGATGGCTCAAGTCCCATTAACATCTGAAATACAGATAGATTACTCAGACCAGATTTTGCTACTTCTTTTCTATATTCCTTGTCTATCGCTAGTTTTACACCGCCTTTAATTGTATTCCAATACCCAGCCTTTACAGCAGTTGAAATAAGTGTCTGAGTTATATTTGGTATAGTAGCATAACCGAGACCAATCTTTGTAGCAACTTCAAAGTCAACAATGATTTTAGCTGATTTTCTAGCCCAAGGGTCTCTCCAATTAAAACGCGGGTCTGTTTCGCTAAGGTTAAAGCCCATCTTATATATTTTATCAATTAACTCAATCTCTTTACCAAGTTGTTTTGCAAGGGTTGGATTTGTATCAATTACTTTTTCTTGCATTTTTGTAAGGGCACCTATTGTACTATCAAACTTCTCACCTTTTGCTCCAAACTCTCTTGCAAACTCTGTTCTCTTTGCTACATCAGTAAGGTATTTTGTCAGAACAATACGAGCATCTCCTTCATAGAATTGCGGTGGTAAATCTATCTTTCTTGATTTTTCTAACCATCCAACTGTAGTAAATGTTTTTTGAGTCTCTTTTCTTAACCGTAAGAACGCTTCAGCCATTTTGACATCTGAATCGCTTATATCTTTTAATTGCTTTTTTATATGGTCAATAGCTTTTACTGTATCTCTAGATAATTTTCCATCTGCTTGTAACTGATTGATTTTTTCTGCTAATAACCTAGATGTATTAGGCAGTGAACTAATCCTATCACCTTCAAACGCTGAATCAAGAGCTATTATTGTATTAACATCATTTGCCAACTTTGCCATTCTATCTGCTTTTACCATATGTGGAAAATAATCTTGCATATGGTCTGCCACATCAACACCAGCTTTTTTTGCTTCAAAATAAGCTTCATCAAGAACCTTTCTCATCTTTTTAACATCAACATCCTTCCGATGATTTGGGTCTTGCATCCTTCTAGATAAATCTTCGTAATATTCTTTAGCCTGAGATTCTTTTCTTAATTTCAATCTTGTTTTACCAGACTTGTCTTTTTTTACTGCACCCGGTTTTTTATTTAAAAAATCTAATTGCAAATTATCCGGTACTTCTACAGACCATCTACCAAATATCTTTGCAAAAGCACCACCCCTATAAATTCCAGCCTCTGTAAGAGCCTGCATATAAGTACCGACCCTAGTTGCACCTTTGATGTCAACAATGTCTATGCTTCTCATTATATCTAAACTGGCTGTGCTTCTTGCCCTGTTTTGAGCCTGTTTAATTACATCTGGTATAATCTTACTAAATAGAGTTGATTTTGGAATCATAAAATCACTAGCCCCTGATTCTCTCAAACCTGTTCTGGTTTTTTCTATGTGCTCCATTTTTCTTACATAATCAAGCAATTTAATTCTTTCTATTTCTGTTAATGAACTATACCCGGTATGCCCTTTTTTTGGTTCAATCTTGTCTTTACCAGCCAACGCTCTGATATCATTCACGGCTTTTGTAATTCTTTCATTGCTCCATTTTAAGAAATCACCCATTTTCCCAAATGTTTCCCTTCTCCTAGCAGTCTTTATTTCATCTTGTTCTTTGACTCTCCGTCTTCTATTAAAGCCTTGTTCAAGAAATTGCTCACCAGTTAACTGAACCTTTTCACCAGTCTTTACATCTTCACCTGTTATAATCTCAGCATCTTCTTTCTGACCTTGTTCTTTTTCTTCTTTTGTGAGCTTTCTTTTCTTGGTCTTTAATTCTACATTCTTTAACTGCTCACCCTTATTATTTTTCCAAATATCATTTTTCCTAGCAGTTTCAAACTGAGCTTCGGCTAATGGCTTACTCCACTTATCCATAGATAACTTAGGGTTCTCCATGTTCATTAATTTTTTAGCGTATTTTGGTGTATTTTTAGCTATTGTTAAACCGCCTATTACTCCGGCGGCATGGACATAATCGTTCCATTCAGGTAACCTACCCTCCAGTGCTGGAGATAATGTACCAAACTCAGCGGTTTCCAATGCCTTAACAGCGGTAGAGTGAGCAAGTTTTTGTGAAGCAGTTTTTGGTAAACCAAGTTTACTTATTAAATAACTATTCATTGCAGAGCCAGAACCAGCAGTTACAGCACCAAGAACAGCACCTTTTGAAGCATCAGCTAATGTTTGCACTAAGCTTATATCACCAGTTTGTACTTCCTGACCAAGTGATGATTGTAAGCCACTATAAAAACCAAGACCAGTTGCTCCTGTTACAGCACGCTCTGTAATAAGTTTATTAGCAACTTTTTTACTAGCATCCGCTATAACCTTTTCAGCAACCTCTTGTTTCACCTTACCGTTATTCACTAAAAGCTGAACAGCTCTAGGTGAATTTCGCTCCACAACTTCCTTTACAATATTTTTATTTAAGTTTTTAGTAAGGGTTGTTTTAGCTAATCCTTGTTTAATAGCTTGTTTAGCGGCCTGTTTAACAGTGCCTTTTACAGCAAAACCTCCGATTCCGCCTCCAGCCGCCATTGCGCCTATATCTGTTAACGTCAAAAAAGACATAACGGTAGCGCCAATGTCTTCCATTGCACCGAAGTTTTGTTCTACCTCATCTGGTATATTCCATCTCTTTTCGCCCGTAATTAACTGACGAGATAGACCCTCTATGCTATTGTTATAACCTACCTTTATCCAATCAGCTAACCAATCGCCCGGAACAAAGCCAAATAAATCCTCATCTTCTTTAGATGACGTTACTTCATCACTGGCAACTTGCTGTGCTTGTGTTTCGTAATAACTGTAATCTCTTGACGGGATGGCAAAGGGTTGGTTTAATCTGTCACCTACTTTTTGAAGACCATCTTCATAAAGCTCATATGTTCCTTGGTTGGCTACAGCGTTATTGAGTAGGTCTTCATGGTAGCCGTATGGGGTTCTGCCGTTAGCCATTATAAACCCTACAGTGAGATAAGATATTTAAATTCTTCGTTTGTAAGGTATTCTCTATATTTCATAGGTCTATCTTTTAAATGAGGATGTATTTTTCTTACCTTTTTAACTCTCTCTAAGTCATCATCATAAAAAGCTTTTGAGTCTTTATCATATATTTCTAAGAATGTGTCCCTTAGTTTATCTCTCTTTTTCTTAATTACAGCTCTCATGTTTTTTTCTGCTGATTTATTTGGTAGACCATCAGATAGCATTTTCTCATCTCGCATAACACTTTCCAAATCATTCCTTAAATATTTTATCCCATATCTAGCATCTCTTAACTTTGGAGAAGGAACTTTTTTATTAAATTCACTAGGTTTATCATCATCTCCTTCAGGGAAAATCTCAACTTCATCATCAACTTCTTTGGCTACTGTTTTATCTTGAGCCTGTAATCCACCTAATATAGCTGGAACCTCAACATCTTTATCTTCAACAGTTTCTTGTGTTTTATCATCACCAGTCTCTGCTAAATCAACATCAGGTTTTTCATCAACCTCAATAACAGGTTTTTCAGCTCTAGAAACTACAGCATAATCGCCAGCACCCGGTACTGTGTAATCTTGCATTATAACATCGGCAGTACGACGACTTCTTTCACCTTTAGTAAATTCATTCAACATTGAATTAAATTTATTTTCTGATTCTTCACTAGGATTAGTTATAAAATCCATCCAAGCGTCGAACCCTTCTTCAGGGTTGTTTAGAATGTATTTTTCTACATCCTGTTCTTTCATTTCTGTCTTTGGCTCATAGCCAAATACTCCACCTTCTAAAACTTTAGTAGTTCCCCCTAGCGGATTCCATTTATTATTTTGCTCTATGCCATAAAGAGTAGCTTCACTTTCAGCTATTCGACCTCTAATTCTATTGCCTTGAGCATCTTCGCCACCTACCAAATTAATTAATTGGGCTTGTTTTTGATTTATTCCATCTAGGGCAGATTTATATGCTACACTTTCTGTATCTCCTTCAAGGGTTATTAAGTTTGACTTTGCAGTTGCAATCTCACCAGATAATGCATCTGCCGCTTTCATATCTGCTGAGCGTTGTTGTGCTGTTTGACTATAATTTGTTCTATCTAATTCATGTTCCCATAAATTTTTTGGCATTGGTTTATCAGCATTTTGTTTAGAAAACTCTAACCATCCATCAAGTTTTGCAATATCTGCATCAATTAATGATTGATAGTTAGTCCCTTGAACTTCTTTACCCAACCTAGATAATTCTTGCTTATCTTCAAGCATATCATAATAACTGCCAAATCTTCCAGACTTACCCAATCCTTTATAATCAGAAATCTTTGATTGGATGTCTAAATGTTTATCAGCTACACCTTCTACTGCATCATTAGCACTTATTCTAGAATCAATAAGACCTGTAAATTCAGGATGTTTTATATAAGTTGGCTTTATTTTTTCCAATAAAGCATCTTGTTGCTTTATTGGAGCCATAGATATTTGTTTCAATTCATCACTTAACTGCAATTTTTTAGCATCAAAATCTCTTTGATGTATTTGGTTTTGCTGAGTTAAAGTCCACCGTCTATCTGATTCTAAATCTCTAGCCGCCCTATACGCCTGTTCGTTATCGTACTTCTTGTTTTGAAGTTTAAGTGCTTCCCACTTTATAAAATAGTCAGGTATTTGCTCTAAGAAGTCAGCAAGGGGTGTTTGATAGGTACCAGTTTCGTATATACTTCTTCTCCTAGCCATTTGTCATACCATTCCTTATTTGACTGTTCCTTAAATCATCCAATATTTTACCAACCTTTTCATAAGATACGTTCTCATTCAGCCATTGCTTCCTCTTCTTACAACTGCCGCACTCTTTAATCTTACCACTAGAAACACTGCGGATAATTGAAGAAACTGTGTCTCCTAATCCTTTATCCACCTTCGCAATCCGAAAGTGATTCTACACATTCACCATTATCACATTCTTGAAAACCTTTGTCAGCGCAGGTCTCACCCGGTTCTGGTATATACGTACTATCATCAAGGTCTCCTCTAAACCTCCATGACTCTTCAGGTAAATCACCAACGGCAGATACCAATTCTTGCTCATAACCTCTCTGGATACCAGATATATCTCTCTGTAAATCAAGGTATTGTTGCTCGGCGGTTTCACCGAATCCCGTGATTACATCTCCCCTGACATCCTGATATGCCTGTTCACCAGCTCCCATTTCTTTAAATCCTGCTCCGCCACCTCTTAGTGTAGTCTCTTTAGTAAGGTCTAATAGGCTACGAGTCGCCTGTCCTCTAGTAGCACCACTCCTTAACCTGTATGCTTCCCTTGCCAAATCCGCACCAGTGGAATCATACGTTGGCAAAAGACCTGTGGAATCAGCATCAACATCAATGCCAAACCTCTCTAAAAGCTCTGCCTGTGTAGTGTCGGCATAGGGGTCAAAATCAACCCCACCGCCATGAGTGTAACCTTTTACGTAATCTAGTAAACCGGGCATATTATCTCGTTAAATAACTTAACAATGATTGTGGTTGCTGGTTTATCATACTACCTCCCTGAAATGATGATGATGAAAATTCAGGTGATGCCAGCCAATCAGAAGTAAGTCTATTGCTTACCCGACCCGGTTCACCAACCCATCCAATATATGCCTCTTTCATTTCTGGACTCCAACTGTCAAATATAGCCTGTTCACTAGCCCTAGTAACAGCAGTATCTATCGCTGGCGCACCGCGACCAGCTATTTTACCATATATACCGCCACTAGGTGCATACCCGGCGGTTAATCCAGCTTTAGCACCAGCTAGTAAAGATTTTTTCCACATATCACCTCTATATTCATCTCCTGCACGCTCAATATCTTCAAGACCTGCTTCTTTTCCATATGCAATATCTGTATCTATATCCTGTTTTCCACCATAGCCTAAATATTCACCAAGCCATTTGCCAGCACCAGTTGCACCGCCAACCAACCAAGGAAGAGCGGCGGCGGCGGTGGCGGGATTAGAAAGAAGAATTGGCACCAGCCATGCCGCTGTAGCCCCACTACCGAGACCAAGGACAGAGCCCAAAAAACTTCCGCTTTTCTGCTTTCCAATCTGTTCAGTTTGTTCTTCTCCAAAAACATCCCTAGCTTCTCGTTTTTTACCTAATCTTCTTAAACCGGCTAAACCAGCAGAGACAGTGTCAGGGACACCACCTTCTTGAAATTGTTGTGGGGGTATTTGCTGTCTAGGATACTGTTGCGGTACATTACCGCCATATTGCATACCGAGTAAAGTTCTCATAGAGACTCCTTATAAATACCGTTTGATACGGATATAATTATACGTTTTAAAGATAGTGAACTTACACATCTTTTCAAATACTGTAATTGGTTGATTATTCTTGTTTTAGAGACCATTAGATAACTACTTCTACTCTCCAAACGGATGTAACCCAAAATGCTTTTTCGCTTGTAACTATACCAGCATCAGATGCAGTTATTGCAAGAGCCACAACATCTCCCTCATCAATAACCGGAGAAGCACTCCAATCTGATTCACTTACAGTTATCGCTGTATGGTCTACAAAAGATGTTGAATATGTATAGTTACATAAGGCATCAGTTGTATCATCGCCATCATCTTTCTTTTCTATAGCAAATACAATATCGTCAGTATTGTCATCAAGGTCAGGTGGTTTGAATATTAACTTATAGCAAGTCATTTTAAATGGAGCTAAATAACCCTGACCACTTCTAAAAGAAGCAAGTTCAGTATTATTAAACCAAGGCAAGTAAATTTTACTAGCATCTACATCATCAGTAAAATTATGAGAAAAAGTACGATAGTCTATAAACTTGTTAGTATACTTTAATGTATTAGCAGTTAATGTTCTATCCACATATTGATTACCGTCTGAAGACATATACGTCTTCCACAGTTTGCCATACTTCTTCCTGTATAATGCCAGTTGGCTGTTTGATTTCTTTTCAAGAGCGACCTGACCGTCTACCATACCATTAATTGACGGCTTTCCCTGAAACTCAATAGAGCTTTGCTTGGTATTAATTAATTTTCTAAGGTCTCTGTCAGTTAGCGGCATTATGATACATTTTTATTGCTAATAGTTCTGTATTCTATTGTCATATCATTCACTTCAAACGTACCAGAAGTGGGTAAATCTAATTGAAATTGTATGCTTTGGCATGAGACAGGAGAACTGGGTGTGAATGTTGCAACATCCCAAACTAAAGAACTTTCTAAATAGCCGGCACCTCCAGTGTTCCCCTGTGGGGTAATGTCGCTCGCAAATGAACTGAAGCTTTGACTGCCATTTATAGCATAATATAATGGGGTCTGTTGTTCTGCACTGGATTTATAAGTCATGGTTACCTTATATATCTTTTTAATTAAGCCGGGGTGCCCAAAATCTATATCCTTTGTATTAAACTCTTGACCTGACTGAGCAACACTAATAGGTAAAAACTTTTTAAACTCTACATCAGTGCTCCCATCAAACACACCAAGGCTTAAATTGTTGTTCCAGTCTGTAATAAAGTTTGTATAATATAAGTGATTGGTAAATATTGTAGTGTGATATGTCCACCCGTTACTATCGAAATCATATACAAAAGATTGGTTTGAATCATCTGATGCATCATTGGGACTCCTCATCATTATGAGAGAATTGCTGATAGGGTCATAGCCAAGCATTACGTCTTTAGTTATAGCAGAACCACGATACCAACTATTCCAATCTACCTCAGTATCAGTAAAAGAAGCCTTGCTCACTGCTATTTTTTTATCTATTAAATTTCTAACATTTCTACCATCATATAAATAACATCCATCATCAGAGACCCAAGCTATCCCATATTTTGTCTTAGCAACACTAAATGGGAAATTTACGCCAAAATACTTAATAGTTTCTTCAAGATACCAGCTAGAAACACTTGGGCTGGATACATTAATAATATGAACCAGATTATGTTTGAAGGCTAACAACCTGTCAGCAAACGATTCTAAGGCAGTATACTCACCATAATCTCCAGTTGAAACATCTATAAAATTATATTCAAGAAATGTATCGAATTTACCTATCTCGCTATACATAATCCTGTCGCCAAACTTTTCCAGCTCTCCAGAGCCTGCCTTCAATTTAACATTAGCAACAAATGTCCTTCTATTAGCCACCACTGATGCTTTATATATTTCATTAGTGCCGCCTATACCTAAGAACTTTAAATCCGGGCTAAAGGCGTTTATAGTTGTATATGTATCTAGGTTTGGTTTAATAGCGTTCCCGTAAGTACCACTAACAACATGATAACCTTTTCCAGCTTCATATGTCCAAGCCCTATGGTCTCCATCTAGATTTGTTCTCATTCCCTTGACAATATCTATATCTGCTAATAATACTAAATCATCATCTGTACCATTGAGTCTTGTATATATTCTCCCACCAGTTATTCTTCCACTGTAAGCTAAGTCAGCATACACAGAAACCCTCAATGTTTGAGATACTGTAACAGCTACAGTAAAAGCCGCAATGGTTGAAGCACCATCGCCTATTTGAACTGGTAAAGACTCTTGATTATTATCGTATATAAATGTCTCATAAAATTCATAGGTACCCTCTTCCCAATCGCCATTTCCTGTGCCTGCTGATACAGCTATGTTCCAACCGGTTCCCCTGACAATGATAGGAGTTTCATTATCAGCAAAATCAAATGGAGCAGTGCCTCCTAAAGCACCGCCATATGCTCTTGAGTATGTAGAAGTTCCAGTAGCTGAACTATAACCCTGCTTACAGAATAAAAATTCTTTTGGATATTCTCCCAAATCTCCAACTCCGCCACTAGCTTCCTTAATAGATATAACTTCTCCAACAACAGCTCTACCGCTTTTATCAGCACCGGAGCCATTTTCAAACTTAACACCAGTTGCTGATGTGGAAAGGTCAACGCCCATTTGTAATTGGTCAGACCCAGTTTTTTTTATAATAGCAACTCCCCTGTTGTGAAAAAAGGTTAATTCTTCGTTAGTATTTGTAGCGGTTGTATCTTTATCAACCCTAAAAAGAGTACCTGAATCTATTTGGGATACAACAGAACCAGCCGCAATTCCTGTACCGGTGACACACATTCCCACAGCAAGTGAGCCAGTAGCATCCATTCGCACAATCTTAGGATTACTTCCGAATGTTGAGCCACTTCCAGCAGTATGGTCTGTATCGCAAGTATCATCAGTAAGATAATTATAATAATTAGTAGCAGTTCCACCAGCGTGGCTAGACGTGCCATAGGCATATGTAAAAGAAGTAGCTATCTTAGGAGGAGCTAAAGAATTTGGATGTTCCTGCCATTCAGCAAAAACAAGACCAGTAGTAGCATGGAACTGATTTCCCTGTACATATCCATACCATTTTATTATCGTAGAATTTGTTTCGTTTATATCGCAAACACGAACAGTTCCATCTGCAATATGATATATATACTTAGCATCGTTCCCAGAAAGAGTTGGACTAATAGCTGATGTTGTCCAGCCATTATCTTTTGCACCATAACTAGTAGTTGCATTAGTTGACCAAACATCTACACCGCCTTTACTATCAACGTCACCAAGGGCAACCATTTTATCACCTTGACTATTAATTTGTATTGTAGGGTCTCCGCCAGAACTATCATCGGAAATGGTTCTACCCTTTAAAACATAATAAATATCCATATCGCCAAATGTCAGGGTTCTAGTTCCGCTAGAACTAGCAGTTTTACTCATTTCAAAATGAGTTGAATCAGTTATTGAAGCAATATATGTATCTGTTTGAATGCCTGTACCAGATACAGACAAACCAGCTATTATTTGAGTATTTGAGCTATGTGTAATTGTAGCATCACCACTGCTTACAGTACAACTTGCTTGTGTGAATGTTGTACCAGCCGCATCATTACTGCTTAAAGTATCAACAACATCAGTCACGGTAAATATCCCATCATTACTACCAGTGCCAGTTATCTTTAATGCATCTCCAATGCTAATGAGACTAGAAGTGTAAATTGTACTATTAACTGCATTTGCCCCTCCAACTAATTGTAAGTGCTGTTTTGTAGGTTGCGGCATTATTTATTCACTACCATATTCAGGGGCTGTTGTAGTAGTATCACCGCCAACCTGCCTAGCTACAAATTTTATATTACCAACAGCAGAGCCAAGAGCTAAATCATTACTTGTACCCGGATGCTTTGTATCTGTAACAGTATAGGTGCTATCTCTACTAATATCAGATTCAAAGTAAAATAATCCATATCCACCAGCACCGGCAAGAGTAGCAGTTCTTTCTACTATATATTCAGATAAATTAGTAGTACCATCAGAGCCTTCTACATGAGCATATAAACCGCCGGCAGTTTTAATCTTACCCAGAGCATCAACAGACATATTCTGAATAAGAGCATTCTCATTTTCAGCTATATCTCTTGGGTCTCTCCTGTTATTAGAACCGCCAGACCAATCACGTATAGTATGATACTGCTTGGGCATTATTTGCCTTTAAAGAATCCTTCCATCATATCAGTAACAACATCCATCACTTTCTCGAACAGGATTTGTTCTTTATCTTCTGATACAAATGGGATGTTAATTTTCTCATTCAACTTAGTGGCAAGCATCTTAGAAAACTCATCTGATTTAATATGACCCATAGCCTCTTCTTTCATTTTATCTGCCTGAGCTTCTGCCATCTTCATTAACATTGATTTGAAGTCCATTATTTATCTCTCCTTATTTTTACTATTTTGTGACTAAGATATACAATGCTCATCACCGCGACAACACACTGTAATAACAAATTTATTTCTGCCAAGTAAACCCCATAGTTAGCAAATGATACTGCTGTAACTTTTAAACTATCCATAATCATTTACCGTTTATTCTAGACACCTGTCCCTTAATTTCCATTAATACATCAGACATATCATTAATTTCTCTAACAGAATCTTCATGTCTTCTATCCCTAGTCTCATCAGAACGGTTCCATCTTTCAATTAATTTAATCAACATACCTTCCATATTTTCCAATGTTTCAGACTGTCCTTTATTTTCAACCTGTAACTCAGTGATAGACTCAGCTTGAGCATCACTTCTCTTTGCATTCTGGTATACCATAAAGACAAACATTGCTCCAACAACACCAATCATTCCAGCTTCTGCATAGAGTGCTAAAAACTCTTCCATTATTCATATTACCTTGATATTTGGTTATTGAATTGCCATTTTTCATAAATGTAGTATATTTCGCACATTTTACTTTTTCTTCCGTTTTCCCCAACTGAGTGGGTTAATATTAAATTCTTTCTCATAAAAGCTTACTTTCTCTGCCAGCTCTTCTCGTTCAATCCGTTCCTCCACGATATGTTTGCCAAGCAAATCCCCAATCTGCTCATTTGCATCAAGCATCTTATTTTCAAGCTCTCCAAGTCTACTCTCCACACGCCAATAGCCATACACAAGCATACCAACGAGAACACATAACTGCCCCAACCATTTGAGATTAATGCTAATAACAGCATTATCATCGACAACAGCACCCCTATAACTTCTTGCAGTGTCAGGTTTTTCACTCACTTAACCTTCCTGTATATTGCTACCCATATCAACATGGAAAATAGTATCCAGAATAGTGGCGGGTAAATAGTTTTCAGCATCTGAAGTATAATGGCTGAACAGACTGCTATCAGGGCAACATCCCATTTGTCTAAATCTCCCATCCAACAACAGACCATCCAGAGTCACAACCAGTAAAAACGCTGGTTAAAAACAGGATAAAAAGTAAAAATAGAATATATCCCCCAAGAACTTTAATCTCTTGCTTTGACATACTTGACATTAGAACAGGAATGTTCCCATTTAAACCCAAACCTAGCTGGGTTTTTCATTACTTTAGGATATTGTTTTGATAGTCCATCATGGTCATCAATTCTATGTTCAACCTTAAAATCGCCGTTAGGTAGTTTTTTAATTTTATTCTTCATAATACCATCCACCAAGCGGCACCAATCTCAACTACTAAGTCAGCAAATGTATTATAAGCCCAACGCTTTTTTGTACCATACGTTTCATCGGTGCCTTCTACATAGACTTCAAAGACTTCCCATAATACTCCAATAATAGCAACCCATAGGACTGCCCATAAATCAGATGCACCACACCATTGAGCCACCTTAGCAATAAACAAACCAGCGGCTAAGTGATATGTAGTCCAATGGTCTAATTGACCAGTGGACAGTTGCCAGTTAACTACTTTTGCAATAGGATTGTTCATTACTTAGAACCAAATACTTTTGAGAAAAAGCCTTTCTTCTTCTTTTTACCTTTTTCAGACATTTTCTTTTTACCTTTCTTTTTCTTCTTCTTTACTTCTTCACTGGAAGCAAGCTGTTCATACTGCACTGGATTTGCAGGTTCTGCTCCAGCAAATGATAGGGCTATAATTACTGCCATTAGTTTTTTAATCATGTTCACACCTTTAAATGTTTAGATACTTCTTTTGCACCACTATACTGAGGAACTATTCTTGAAAGAAGTTCTGTTTTGGTTTCGCTTCCACCATAAGCAACTCCACGCTTATCATAGAAATCTTTTATCTCTGCTTTAGTATTTGCATCAGTAGGATAATCTGCTTGTAAAGTAGCGACACCATTGATTATATGATGTCCTCCTACTATCAACCTGCCATGCCCATCACCATGCTTCTTAGCACACTCATCAACATAGAACTCTTCAATAGTTTTAAAGCTATTACTTCTCTTTTCTATCTCACCATCTACATCAACAAAGTATGTATAAGACGAAGGGTAAGTCAGAGTCTCTGTAGAACCATCTGCATAAGTTTTTGTGCGTGTTGCACCCGGAGTTGTATTTCTATGAATCCGTACTCGATGACCCTGACTACACCTTCTTACAATCATGCTTCTGCTTCAGCCTCTTCTACTTCTTCAGTGAGAGATGTACGAAGCATATTAATGAACGCTTCTTTACCAACAGCTAACTGGTCAGCCATAAACTGATTAGTATTCTGTTTGTTCTGCAAATCATTAATGTGATTTAC